TTTCTATAATACCGTCTAAATCATCGGGACTAATTAATTGACCTTTATTTCTAGAAAACATCGTAACTCCGTTTTTTACGGTTGCTAATAGATTTTGACCGTCTGTTTTTTCAGTGGCTACCTCTTCAAAGTTTAATTCTCCTTGAAGACCGGACGTTACGATCTTTTTAAAATCTGCGAATGTTAAATCTTTTTCATCGAAAGGATGAGACATGTGACCAGCTGCACCGCCTTCTAAGATTAATTCTTCTTTAAGTGTATTGTATTTTTCAACGATATATTCATCAAATGATAAAACTTTACTCTTATTTTCACTCATATAATGTGCAACATATTCCTCTCTGGTCATGCCTTGTGCATCTGCGTGATGTTGAATAAAATCTACAAAGTTGTTATTTAGTTCCATGTATATAGCTAATATAATTAAAAAACTTGACCCGGAAAAATCCAGGTCAGTTTATTTTTATTTTTTATTATAAATATCTATCGATAAATTCTTCTTTGCTACCAACAAATGATCTAGTCTTTGGGCCGAAAAGAACAATCTCAGCACCTTCTGATTTAAGCCAATCTGCAACTTTTTGAGCTTTTTTCTTATCAGCTGATAACCATACTGTGTCAAATTCAGGACCATGAGACCTTTGCATTACAATACCTCCTTTTTCATTTGTAAATTTAAACTTATCTCCAAGAGCAACACTTACTTTAATATTTTTATCAAAATTCTTTTTATGATTCTTAAAAGAATATGCTAAAGCACCTGAGTAACTTTTAGTGTCAGTTGTAAATTCATCTAAAGATGTAGTAGTACCTTCATAAATATTTGATTCAAATGCTGGAACTAATCCAGTTTCTCCGTAGATATCTGCCATCATCCATTTTTTAGAACCTTCATCCCATAAATAAACGAATTCTGCACCACCTTCGTAATTTGCATCTTTAATATATTTGTTAATATTCTTAACATTACCTTTCATCAGATTAACATCTCCGCCATAGAAATTAATTTTCTTAACGTCTTTATCTAAACCTGAATTATCTCCATTTTTAAGAACAAAATCTACATTTTTACCACTTTTAAAGGTTGATTTAATAATAGGCAACATGTTTTCAGGATATGAATCATAGTGAGTATATACTGAAGTAATATTTCCTTTCTTGTCTATTTTACCAAATTGACCTCTAGTTCCTTCATTAATTACATAATTGATTACTTCGTTAAATTTAGATTCTTTTAAAGAAATTTCTTCTTCAGTTAATTGAAACTTAACTGATTCTTCTACTGCGTTAAATCCTGCTAATAATTTTTCAGCAAGTTTAGATTCACCAATAGATTCTAAATATAGAGCAGTGCCTTCAGCAACTCCAATACCTGACCATCCGGCAGCATTTGAAATTCTAGAATAATACTCATCTAATATCTGTGATATTTTCTTTGCTCCTACTATAATACCCTGTTTACCAAGAGTTAAAGGATTAACAGTAACACTTCCTAATCTTCCTTTGATAATTTTTTCAGTAGCTGTTCTTTCTCTATGGAAATTAGCATCAGTTAATGCTTCAGCATAAATATATTTAATAGCTCCTAAGTGAGAAATTTTATCAGCTGTTAAGCTTCCTAGTTCTGCAAATATTTTATTGTATTGAGTTAATACTTTCTTTGCATCTCTTTTATATTTAATATCTAAGGCCTCATTCATTAATGATTCTCCTAATCCCCAGTAATTTGCGTGATCGTATTCAACTGGGAATATACCTAAATCACCTTCATCACCTTCATCACTTTTAACAATTTTAGCAAGATAGTAATCTCCCTTTGCAGTATCTTCATATCCGTATGAATCTGCATCCGATCCCATTTCTTTTTTAAATTGCTTTGATATCTTTCTCCAATTATCGATAGCGATTATTTCAACTTCGCTTCCAATTGAATTTTCAGTAGTATCTCCTACTTTAAATTTAGCTTTTTCAGTAACTACAGATTCTGAAAATTCTTCAATATGTTCCATATCGATTTCATCTTCTCCCTTTAATTCTTTTTGTACTTCTTTAGACTTTACTAATTTTGAAAGATCTTTCATAGTGATTTCTCCATCAATGAAGTCAGCTAGTATATAGTATTGATTAGCAGAAAGTCCTTCACTGTCTCTAAAATCACCAATTTCTTCAATTGCTGCTTTAGTAACGGTCTTAGCTTCAGTAACTAAAGATTCGCTTAATGAATTTCTTAGACCACAGTGTACGCATTCTACCGTTCCGTCCTTGTCAATTTGCTTATATAAATGTCCTTTTTTATTAGTACATTTTGGTTCGTCTGATTCAGTAACTTCTTCTGATGCAGTAACATCTTCTACCTCTACTTCTATTTCAGCTATTTCTTCTTCTGAAACATCTCCAAATATTTTTGAGATAATTGATTCTTTCTGATCTTCTTCTAAACCTTCGAAAGAAGTTAATCCTAATTCATCTAGAATAGCAGCTATTTTACCAACTGATTCTTGTCTTTTTAAATTGTTTTCTTCTCTAAGTTTACTAACAGATTCCTGTTTTCTAATCTCTGTAAACGATTTAAATGAAGAAATTTTATTAACTTGTGCCATTTTTTAATGTTTATTTAATTTAGTTTCGTTATTCTATATATCTCCGTCAAATTTGACTTTCTTAATACTATACTCAAATTTCTCTTGTTTATAAATTTTCTGCCTCGCCTTGCTATGTTTATATAAATAGTTATCCCATTCGTCAGTTCTAATGTCATCCACAAAATCGACAATTAATACAGCTTCTTTAGACTCATGCTGCCTTAGACCTCTACCAATTGACTGCCTGATGATCACCTCGGACTTAAATGACTCTGTAAAGAATATATTGTGTATTTTCTTAATGGAAATTCCAGTAGAAAATGTACCATAACTCGCTACAATAACTACTTCATCTCCTGCTTCCATTTTCTTTTTATATTCTTCTCTAATATCTTTATCTGTTCCTCCATCTACATAAAAAACTCTTTTATCTGAGTTTTGGCGGAGCTGTTCGTATATTTTTTTACCATGTTCTATTCTATGAAACAGAACTAGAGAGTTCCTAGGGACCTTGCCGACAACATTACATATAAAATTAAGTCTACCAAAAGAATTAATAATATAATTTTGTTCCAGTTGAAAAACATCCTTCCTATCATACTTATTAAATGCTAATTCTTCAAATGCCTTTTTGGCGGAATCAGGTGCGTAATTCATTTCAATTACCTTTACTTTACATTTAGCGATGTGACCCTGACTCTGCAAAAACGCAGCCTTAACTTCGCTAATTACAGGACCCGTTTGACTCATTAGTGTTAACTTGTCTAAAGATCCATCTTTAGGAATTGTACCCGATAAACCATACTTATATTTTGCGTTAGTACATTTTTGTAATATAGTCTTAATAGAATTAGATTTCGCTTTATGGGTTTCATCTACGATAACAGCGTCGAACTGTTGAAAGTATTCTTTGGGCTTTTTAACTAGGGATTGATATGTACCTATCACTACATTCCGGTCTGACTTTATTTTCTGACCAGCATATATTTGTTGTATCTTTAGTTTTATTCTATTCTTATTATTGTATTCGTGGAAATCTTCATGAGCCTGTACAACTAAAGAAACATTAGGAACTATAAATAGTATTTTCTCTGCTCTTTCTTTTTCTAACATATAAGCTACTGTTAAAAAGCTAATAAGTGTTTTTCCAGCAGACGTTGCTAATTCAGCTAAACATCTCCTAAACTTTAGGATATTAAATGCAGTTTCTATTTGATAATCCCTTGGAACAAATTTGCTACCCTCAAAAAATTCTAAAGCCCATGCTTCAAATGATTCGGCTCCTATGTTTCTATCAAATAGTCTTTGAATTCCATTAAGTTTAAGATCAAACTTATATTCCTTGCAAATAAGCATAACGTATCTCCAAAGACCAGCGGGAATCCACTTATCGTCTTTGATATATGAAACATATCCGTCCCATATTCCTTTCTTGACTAAAGGATTAAATCTCCAACTATCAATTCTTTTAGTTAAAGATATTTTAATCTGCTCTAGTTCAAGTTCCTCTGCTTCATCAATTCGTAAGAATTGATTATCATCCGTTAGAGTTAAAATCAATTTTCATTTAACTTTTTTTACAGTCTCGAAATATCAAGGCGATTCTTTATTGCAAAGCCCATATTGTCGAGAGTTTTTACTGAGCCTTCAATAAAGGCCTTTTGGCTTTCAAGTAAATCCAAAATTTGCTTATCGTCTGAAAGATCTGCATCAATAAAACGTTCTCTTTGTTTATCTGTTATCTTATAATCAAACTTATAATATTCAATCCATTTTTGTTTATATAGCTTGTCTACTGTTCCTTTCTGCGTTCTAATTTTACCACCAATGGTTGCTAAATTTTCAACTAATATTTGCCTATAACTTAATGTGTATGCGCTAACATCTTCTAGGTTAATACCTTCTTTTAAGTTTTCAGTAAGTTCTTTAATCTTTAAAGTCCATTCTGATCTTTGTTTTGCTAAATATTCGTCTAATTGTACAATCTTAGATTTGTTAGTTGATTGTTCTGTCATGTGGTGTTTTTTAGAATAATGAGTTATTATTAGTATTCTTCTTAATATAAACTTGACTCTTAAATTTCTTTTTGTATTTAGGAGTTATTTTAATTTCTTTTTCAGCGTGTGATAAATCGGCTGCTGCAAACCCAATAATCATTTTTAGATTTTTGTGTCTTTTTCCATCTTCTTCGAATTGATCTAATTCGTCATTTACCATTTGTACGTAATCGTCTATCATAGGTAATAAGCATCTAGTCGTGAATCACTAAAATACTTATCAATCACAGATAAACATTTATTTTTTGTTTTCCATGCAGCAATAACCAGATCGTTTAAATCCTTAATCTTGCTAGGATATTTATCCATCTTAGATTCAGAAAGAAATTTATCCCATGTAAATACTTCTTTGCCTCTTTTTAATTTTTGCATCATTTTTGATTTTCCTGCTTCGTCATTATCAAACATATATCTTATTGTTGGAATTTCGTCTAACTCTTCAGTTGATCTAGTTACAGACGCTAATGCTATAGAGTTAGGCATAAATAAGGCATCTAAAGGTCCTTCGAATACCGTACATGGCATTTGGAAGTTTACAGTCATAATACCAAACAAAGTTGATAACTTCTTAGAGGATATCAGCTGGTCATCCTGGAGAGGTATTTCTTTATTCATTTCCTGATATATCTTTTCTATATCGTATGTTAAATATCTTGTGTTTTTACTTTTCCTTAAAGATCTACTTTGAAATCCTATAACTTTACCTTCAGGCGCTAAGTTTAAAACTAAGATTCTTTTATCTCTAGGAGAATATAAGAAGTGATTAAGTTTCTTATGTAAAAACCTGTTCTTTAAATAGAAAAAGGCAGGATCTCCTGGTTCTATTTCTACAAGTTTAAAAACTTCTTTAAGTTCCTTTCGTGTAGGTGATAAATCATATAAAGTTTTAAATACACCATGTTGTAGAGTGTCTACTTCATTAACAGATACTTTGTGTTCTTTAATATATTCTATAATTGTAATAGAATCTTGAGTATCTTGGAATTTTAGGTGATGATCTTTTAAAAAACCATATAGATCTGAATGTTGTCCACAATTAAAGCAGTGGAATTGTAACGTTGCCCAATATAGATTACCTCTTTTCTTATGAGTTTCACCATGTGAGTCACCACAATAAGGGCATGCCAGGTTTAAACGACCTGGCATTTCCTTAATCATGTGTTTGTTAGGGTCAGTATGTTCTTTTACACAAACTTGTTTAACTAAACTTCTGACCTTCTGCTTTAAATCTTCTGTGATTTTTTTAGATTCCGATTTCATCTAAGAAAGAATCTAGATCATCGCTATCTGCTGATGCAGTTGAAGATTTTGTTTCTGCTGCTGTTGGAGTCGCTGTCATTGTGTCAGGGAATTCAAAGTTAGCATCATGTCCTGTTACCGGAGCTGCTTCTTTTACTGCTGCTTTTTTAGCAGCTGGCTTCGGTGTAGAAATTACAGAATCCATTGAAGAACCAGGGTTAAGATATTGTCTTAAAATACCATTGACAAAGTCAAGAGTTTCAGCATCCCATTTCTTATATCCATAAGGATCTAAAGATGGTGCTGTATCTAATTCACCTTTAATAGATGTCATAGCTTCTTGGTTTCTTTCAGCTGGTTTTCCATCAATTGCAATAGCTGATCTAGTTGCAGAGAATTTAGACTTATCATAGTTATTATATTCACCTTGGCGAGTAATAATAAGTTCAAAGTTCTTTCCTTCGAATAAATCATAAATCTGAGTTGGTTCACCAAATGCAGGTTTAGTTTCTTCTTCGATCTTCTCTTTAATTTTGTAACCGAATTTAAATACTTTATAAGTACCTTCTAATTCAGGGTTCTGAGGATCTTTCACTACTTTAATAAGTGAGTAATACTGTTCTCTACGCTTAAGCTTATCGCTCATCTTACGGTCTACTGCTGAATCACTCTTACGAAGTTTGAAGAATGCATCTGCAATTGGACACTTATCTCCTACCGTTGAAGGTGAATCAATAAGTCTTCCATCGCCGTTAGCGTCAGTTAGCCAGTGTACATACTTTTTAACTAATGAATTTCTTGGGTTTGTTGGGTTTGGAACAAAACGAATAAGTGCTTTGTAAGTTCCGTCTTTACCATCATCTGCGGATGGTTTGTAGATCTCATTTGTAGAGCTTGAGCTCTTTGTTTCATGAGTTTCAACGTCTGATACGCTGAGGTTAAAAATGTCAAAATCTGCCATGTCTTTAATTGCTTTAATTTACGTTAATGTCTTTAATCTTTAAAAAACTTTCAATAGTTATACATGAAATCTAAAAAAGGTTTCACAATAATAACTATTCTATATATCCGTATTGTGGGGGCAGGGGGAAGAATTATAACTCTGAATAGGTTGCTCCAGATTCGTCAATCCACTTTGAAGAAGAGTTTGGGAGACGAGCTAAACCAGCCTTTCTTAGCATATCTATCATTTCATTTTCTGTTATTCTATGTTGAGTTACCATATCGCCTAAAATCTCTTTAAGCTTTAGTAGGTGTGCCGGTATTATTTCTCTATCTGTTTGCATATTTTATATATCTTTTTATTTTATGAAACTTTATGGGGAAAAGACAGTATAACTTAAGACTTTAAGCCTCAGTGGTAAATCTATTCCTCAGTGGCCGACATCTTTGCTCTAACAAAGTGAGTTAAAAAGTAAGCGTCAACTAAATCGTCAAAGGGTTTTGGTATTTTTTTAGAAGGTCCAATTTCTTTCACACAAAAATCTAAAAGAGGATGTTCTGCTAAAACTTGATCTCCTAATACATTACTTAAAAAGGCATCCCATAATTGAGACTTATTCATGTTTCCTTTTCCAGCGTGTTTCTTAATTGTAGTGGGAGCAATGGTTTGAATATCTAAGATTTCAAGTTGACTTAGCATTCTTTCTTTAAGTATCGCAGCTCCTGCAGCCATATCTATAATATTATTAGTTCCCATTTTAGAACCGAAAGAAGTTCCTTCAAAAGAAATAATATATTGCTTCTTTGTTTTTGTAATATCCGTTATTAAATTAATAATGTCATCTGCGGTTTTAGCGTATCTCTTTATCTTTGCTAATTCAACGCTTGAATAATCTTCACCATGTTTTCCCCAATCAGGTTGATTAATAAGAGTAACTCCCTTTAAATGAGATATGTCTTCTTGCCAAGCTCTTTCTTTCTTGGTTCCTTGACCTTCTTTAATATAAGATATGAAATGATATTCGTTAGTTTCTTCTTGGTATATAAAAATACCTGGAGAATTTAATGAAAAGTCTACTGATACGTAATTCAAATTAGAATGATTTTCCGATAGCCGCACCTAATCCAGCGCCAACTAATCTTGAGGTTAATAAATCGTAAAAAATACCTTTCTGAATTCCTAGAACTTTAGCAACTGTTTTACCAATTGTTTTACCTAGAGCAAATCCTGTAAGGCCACCAAATATAGAACCTAAGAAACCTTCATTTGTTAATTCCTCATTAAATCTTTCAAAATCAAACGTTCCATCTTCATTTGCATACTGTCTAGTAAATTCTTCTAAAGCAGCATCTACTTTTTGCTCTAATTCATCAGTCCATTCTGACTGCAGAGATTCTTCTAAAAGGGTAATTTCCTCTTTAGTTATATTCTCTTCGCTTAAGTATTCAAAAAATGTTTTCATTATATTGGTCTATATTGTTATGGATTATATATCTCGTTTATTTACCGTCTATCTCTGAGATAATATTAAACTTATTATAATAGAAGTTAAGTGTAAATGTAGAAAAATCAGCAACATTACTTGACATGTTTAACTCTAATTCAGAAATAGAATTAAGAATAGGCTTTTCAAAAACTGCACTCATTAAATGTATACCTTCTGCATCCATTATTTGAAGTTTTAGATCGTTAATAAAAGGGTCTCTAACTTGTTTTGAATAATAATATAATAAAGTATCTTGCATTATCCAATAATTAATATACCCGTCTAATAGCTGTAACTCTATAGAGAACTGTCTTTCAACTGTATTCTGAATAGGAATAGACCCTCTATGATATGTAATAGTTCCATCGTTTGGAGATTGCTGTATTGGATCAAAATTAATTCCAGGTAAACTTAAACCCTGTATAGAGTAATTAACAAAATCAATAGGTTCTTCTATAATATTACCTGGCATCTTGCCTAAATAAGACTTATATTTATCAGCTACTTCTTTTGGGATAAAAGTTCTAGGGAACTTAAAATTAAATAAATTATTTCTGCTATTTAATATCATTATATTATATCTACTTTTCCGTAATAAAGGAGAGACTCTGTTTCTCCATTCTTAATGTTGATGTAAAAATTATCGCTTTTAGCATTTGCGTCTTTTCTATCAAAGCGCACTGCTGTATCTTTAGGTATTTTGAAAAACACTTCTCCTAATCCTAAATCTATATTAGGAAAGGAAGGATCATGTGGAATTCTTTTTTCTATAGATCCGCTTTTAATAATCAGAATTATATTTTCTGCACTTACTAAAGAAACTGCTTTTTTATCTTCTCCGTCTGGTTGGGCAATATTAAATTTTACAAAGTTATCAGATACCTTAGATAACCTTACAGTAGCTTCACCTTCTTCAAAGAATTTAATGTTATCTAACTCTTCAACCTCTGTCAAGTCTGTTTTAACATTTGTTGCAGAAGCTAAAATGCCATACGTGTCTAAAGCCACTGGAACATACTTAGTTTCTCCAACACTAGGTCTAATTGAATTAACAAATTGATTTAATTCTCTATTTACCGTAGTGTTAGGTAGTTTATTATAAATTATAGTAGGATCTACGTTTCTTAGATTAATCTTTTCCATTCTAGTTCCATACTTTTTAGTATTATAAGAAGTCATAGTCGCAACTTTAATAATTTGAGTATTATCGGTTTCGTTATAAATTCTCATTGTATGTCTTATATAAAAAGAACTAGCAATGCTAGCATTAAATATTATAGGCCTAAATGGTATAGGTGCTTCGTAATTTGCAGTTTGCGTAAATGTCATAGAAGAAGTATCTAAAAAATCTAATCCAATTTGCTCACTAACTTCTATGTCATGAAATATTATAATGTCATCTGAAGATGTTTGTAATCTAGTATTAATATAATTTTCAAATCCTTGTCTTGATCCATCCTTAGTTCCATATACTTGAAAATAATCCATGTCTTCAACTTCTTCAATATTTGCAGAAATATCCAAATATTCGTCTTCCATTGCGACTGTAGTATCTAATGTATCTTCAACATTAATGTATTCAAAGCCATTTTCTTCTGTGATAGTATTAATAAGTTTTAGGCTTATTTCATAATTAGCTGAGTTCAATAAAGCATCGGCACCTGATCCAAAGAATGCATCATGAAAATCTTCATTCTTTGTAGTGTCATCGAAATGAATTAAAGAAGGAACTTTAATTTGAAT